GGTTAAGCAGAATTGGTGAAAATTTCACTCTTGAATTTATCAAGGACGGACCCGTTCACCTGGCGGCCACCGCCCCCCCTCTCATTACTTCCTTACGGATTTGTTTGAGGATTCTCGGAATCCGGATGACACATCCCCAGGATAGTCATAGAAGTGGGATTATTCTCACTTATTATCTGAGACGGTGCAAGACCAGACTTATACATAAAATTAAGTTGGTTGAAATAAGCGTCCTTTTTAAGTGCTTCACGTAATGCTACGTGACGTCTTTGCACGGCAGAAAGATGATGGAAATTATTTATCATCTCAATAGCCGGTAAAGTACGATCTTCATATGAAGATAGTTTAAAAGGTGAGAGCTTATCAGGCATCGCAAAGGTATAAGGAGCATAATCCTGTAGATGTGAGACGAGAGAATCGAACGCTATACACTTGTCTTCAAGAGTACCAGCGGAGACCACTTTATGATATAGTCCCTTAATTAAGAGACCATATGTTGTATCATATCGTGGTTTCACTCGAATATCTCGAGCTATTCCTCTGATACCAGAGTAGGAGAATAATGAAGAAATCGGGGAATTCTTATTACCATAACCCTCAGGGTGGTTATCAAAGAAGGATTGATTGCTTGCTCGAAGTGTAAATATATAATCGTTTACACATCGGGCCAGAGCAACATTTCCTAATTTATAAACCTTTCTAGACTCGGTTGGATTTGTTTTACAAATCAACCAAGTAAAGAACATCCTATTCACGACATGTTTTTCAGTTAATAAATGCTGGAAGATGTCCTCTATTGCTAGAGCTTGGTGTTTATAGGTATCCCTAAGTACTCCTACTATTCTTTTCCCTTGACGTTCCATATAATTAGAGATTTTCTCAATCTCTCTAATATCTTGAACATCAAGAGGCGAATTTAGGACTTCTCCAACCTTCCTTCTCAAGTCAACCTCCGGATCGGCGAGGCCGATTCGTGGAAAGACCATTGAAGGACTTACTCCAAACACCTTATTCGTTACTAAAGGTGATGTTGTAAGAAGAGTTAAGAGAATACGTACATCAAATAATTTCTTTGAGAGACTTAATGGCCCTCCAAAGAACCACTTAATGACGCTTCCATACTGTTTCGGATTTGCCACAGTCCCCAACAAGGACTTGAGGTAACCAGATTTATTAACATTAACTGTCTCCCACCGATTAAGTATACGATAGGCTGAAGCTACTCTAGCTTGAGCCGTCACACATTGAATTTCTTCTTTGAGTGACATCGGTGAGATATTTGTTAAGTTAATATAAGATTGGTTAGCAAAGTTCAGGAAACCTCGTGAGGAAACAAAGTCTTTTAATCCACCTGTCTTAATTCTAAATTCCGCTAAAGATTGAACATAAGCTTGCGCCACGATTTTATCGTGTGCAATCTCATTATCATCTCCCAATACCCGATAATAAGGGTACGGGAAACGATAGTTCTTCCAAGCAGAAAATTGAATAATAGCATGATGGACTAGGGCTAACGAAGCCCAACTAGACAGTGCTCCCATAGGTTGTCCTGTTCCATATGACACAAAACGTCGATTTTTGGCTCTAATTTTCTCAACATACCGTTTATGGCGAAGTTTAAGAGAAAATCGATTATAATCTGATTTCATGAGGAAATCAGTCCACTGTATATCTCAAAGAGATAACCAATCTCTAAAAGATGGGACAGGGAGCTGAACTACTCAGAAATCTCGATCACTCAATAAATTCATCCATAAAGAGGATATGTCAGGTCCAAAAGGTACTGAAAACAGTGCCTCATACAACGGACGGGGAATAAGATCAGTCGCAGATTTCAAGTCATAATCCCAATGGAATTTAGACTGTATATCTACCAAAGTCTTTAAACTTCCATCCTGGTTGAAAGTGGCATCTGTTGGCAGTAATCTCAATATTGTAAACATCCAGTCATGGACTGGTTTTAAACAATATTGAGTCCAATAATCGACGATTGCGAAAATACGGACTTTGCCGGCAGCCTCCTCTTTCTTGGCGAGTTTTCCAAGAATAGGAGTGCGGTATACGCGAGATCCGGTAGAAGGGAAGAAGCCCTTGATAGGTCTCATCCAAGCATTAGGATTGAAACCCTGATCCGGCGATGCCGTTTCAGAATCTTCAGCGAAGTGAGCTTGTAAAGCATACTTCTGTATAGTTTTATACATATGAAGAGTCATCGTGTCTCCAACCCTATCTAACCATTTCTCTACCCAATCTATTTTATTATTGATTGGGCGTAGACCCCATGCTGCCGCATCCGCGGCAAAACCGAGAAAGGAAACCCTTTCATTCGGTCCAGAAGACATGGAAACAAATGGTTTCACGTTACGAAAATCTGGCTCAACATTTACTTTAGCCGCATCTGCTAAGCCTTGAATCCACTTCCAGAAAATTGGAACAAATATTTTCCATTCTGACAAGTCAATCGAAGGCATAGGAGAAGTTATGGTGGAGTAATCCGGTTCCGGATGTTCTCCCCATATCCCCTTATAGGAATTAAATACGGAAGCCCAGATCCGAATGTCTGTTTTATTAAGACGACGGATCTTCTGTCTTACAGATAATGGTAAGACAGTAGGCAAACCATTAGATAACCCTATAGGCGAAGGAAGATCCCAATTGTTCGTAACTGGAGTACCAGCTACGTACCTATTCAATACTATTAGGTAAGATTTTAATCTAGCAATGAGATCTATTACACCCCTATGTCGACGAAACAGATTCATCGACTTAGCAAAAGATATTATCACTTTAGTATACCCTGGAGATGCGAAGTCCGAGCCTGCGGCGATGGTGGTCTTCTTAATCCACCATCGAAACAGAGCAATGGTATTTCTACCATCGAGCACTACCGATGAATCTCGTATATCCCATCCTTTTAAAGGATCTAAGGGAGTCCGAAATACATCTGTCCTGCTAAACAGGGGGGTATATTTTACCCAATATTTAGAGGAAGTAGATGTATCTGATGCACTACCGACCATTTTCGTAGCACCAGCAGGGGCAAGAACCTCCACTGACGCTCCTTCATTGGAAAGCGTAATCATCACAAGGCGAGAATACTGAGCGGGAGTAAGATATACAATGTTCCCCTCATCCAGAGGGTCAACAATAGCATACTTACCGCTGCTTACTTTATTCCAGTCTATCTTTCGATAAAGAGGATGGTTCGGCAGCTGAAAAAGCGCTGAAGTGGGTCGCATAGTCAGATGTTAGATTGGTTTTCCTTTAAGCAGGATCACTAGATGCCGAAAGACACTTCTCTATGGATCCCAATATATACAAGGATCGGAGCAGGTTGAGTAGACACTCGCATCTCAGGACTACTTAAATTAGGCGATATAAAGTTGGCGTAATTCGTACGTAGCCCACTATAAGAGGTTATGTAAGGAATGCACCACACTATAACATTATAGGTCTAATGCCCGGCTGGGCCAGGAGGCGGAAGAAGGACTGACAGAAGAAAGTTCATGCCTCTCTCACGGAACAAATCCGAAAACGAAACCGGTCTGCGGAAACGCTTCCTATACCCAAAGTTCAAAGGTTGATCACCCAGACCATCTAAACGATCTAGGGACTTCCTCCTAATAAATGGATAATTTTGAGAAAGTGAC